GCTGGTTGAGATCAAACACCGGACCCGTGCCGCCTTCCTGCTGCAGCGAGATGACCTGTAGAACCTCCGACGTGTTGAGGTAGCCGATCAAAGATTCTGACGCCAGCAGATCACCCAGTACCTGCACGTAGCCGGGCGACAGATCGAACTGCGCGATGCTGAAGGCGTTGGTCAGGCTGAAGCCTGCCGCCGTCAAACCCAACTCCTCTAGGCACTTCTGCGCAACACCTTGCGCCCGGATCGGGATGGTAATGATCGTGGCATCGTCGGCTGTCAGCGTGTTGATCGGGTCATCCAGTGCCTGCCAGTTAATCCGCTCCCGCAGATCGTCCAGGTAGGTCAGCTTGCAGCCCAGCTCCACTGCCGTCTGGCGGGTGACCGGATCGGCGTTGCTGGACAGCACCCGCAGCGCCCGGGGAATCTGCCGCGTTATGCCGCCCTTGGTGTAGCTGAAGCTCACCAGGGTGCCGACTGCCGGTGTAATCAGCCCGTCGATCGTCACCGAGCCCGTTGTCTTGATCAGCCCCGCGCCGCCGTTGATGTAGCTGTCATCGACATTGGCACTGCCGACGATGGTCCCAAGAGAGCAGGTCGAGATAGCGCGGATGTCGTTGGCCATCAGATGATCTGCAGCGCCGTGAGCGAGACGTTGTAACGGGTGGCCTTGGCCCCGCCGGTGATGATGACCTCGGCCGTTGCCGTGGGCTCGCTGACCGGGAACCAGGCCCCTGCAGCCGGGATGCTGCCGATCGTGGTGTCGTACCAGGCCAGCAGATCGGCAAAGGTGCCCGATGAGATGTAACCCTCGATCTGACGGACCTTGTGGGCCACCAGCGCCCCGCTGATGATGCTCGTGCCGCCAGGTGACAGGGACACCGTGGGGCCATCGCGCCGCGTCTCCATCGGTTTGGTGAGCGTGACCACGGCGCTGCCCAGGGTGACGGTGCCCAGGTTCGGCAGCCTGGCCTCATTCCCTTGGCGGGACTTCTCCTCGCCCCGCAGCAGCACGGCCAGGGCCTGCGCCGCATCCACCAGCGTGCACGATGCGGAGACGTAGGCGCCGGCCTGTTCGCCGGTGGGGGCCTCGGTGAACCAACAGGCCAGCCCGGTGACGCTCAGCCCGTTGATGCTACCCGTGGTGAGCGCCACGGTGCTGCCCACGGCGCCGGAGCTGAGCGTGTCGGCGTCAGCGATCCGGCTGCCGCGCCAGGCGTCGTAGATGCCCACCAGGGTGGCCCACTGCGCTGGCGTGAGCAGTCCCGCGCATCGGAACGTCCGAGCCGTCAGACCGGTGCGCGCCTCGCCCTCGTAACCGAATGGCTGGGCGGTGAGGGGGGTGAAGGTCAGCCCGTTGATGGTGATCATGTTCTAGGGAGGGGCATCGGCGCGGGGCTACCACCTGGCACCTGAACGTAGACGTTCCAATCCTTCTCGGCCAAGGCCTGCGTTGCGGCCGCGTTTTCGTTGATGGCATTCTCCAGCGCCTTTTGAGCTGGCACCAGCTGCTCAGCAAACCCAGCCACGGCGAAGAGCTTTTCCGGGGTACTGATGTCCAGGCCGGTGCGGATAACACCCTGGTTCACCAGCGGTTGAATCGACGCCCGGGCCCGCTCGATCTGCTGGCGCTGCAGGTCTGGGGTGAGCAGATCGAACCCGCCACGGAGGATGCCTTGCAGGTTCTGCTGAGCCCCCCGGAGCGCCTCTGCGGCCGTGCGGGCATTGGTGGTGAGCGACAACCCCGCCTCCGCGTAGGCCTGGCGCACGTCGGCATTGGCCCGGGCGATCCGGCCGGCGATGTCCTCCAGCACCACCCGATCAGCCTCAGGCCCCCTGGCCAGCTCAGTGGCCTGGGCTCCGCGTGCGGCATCGAGGGACCGCAGCCTCTGGGCCAACGAGGCACGCTGCTCGAGCAGCAGCCGCGCCGTAGCGCTGACCTGCCCCTGGGATGCGGCAGCGGCAGCCTCTAGGGCGATCTGCTCCCGCGTGATCTGGAGGCGATCCGCGGCGGCCTGAGATTCAAGCCGCTGCTGACGGACCCGCTCCTGCTGGTTCCGCAGCGCGTCAGCGGTGGCCCTGGAGCCCTGCAGCTGGGCGGCATCGAGCTCGATCTGCCCGACCCGGACCTGAGACTGCAGCTCCGCCAGCTTGGCGAGGGATTGGGTGTTGTCCTTACCGTCACCGGTGCCTGGCAGCTTGCGTTGTTCCCGAGCCAGCTCCAGCCGCGAGATTTGGAGAGCCCTGATTTTCTCGCCAACGGTCAGCTCAGCTTCGAGGCTGGCGCGGCCTGCCTCGTCGAGGCCTGGCGTGCGGCGGGAACCCGCCAGGCGGGCGGATGCGTTGGCCTCCTGTTGCAGCAGCTTGGAGCGCTGCAGCTCTAGGTCTAGGGATTTCTGGGTCTCCTGGTTGCGAAGGCGGATTTGATCGTTGGTGTCAGAAAGTGCTGCTTTTTGCCTGTTGATTTCACCTACGATGTCGCGGTTTGTCTCCCGAGACTTAGCCAATCCTTCCAGGTTTAAGCGAGTTTGCTCCAATATCTTTGGATCTATTGATAATCCTGATAAAAATTCGCGGCGTCCACCACTTAAGCCAAAAGCAATCTGGAATATCTCTTTTGTCTTTTCACCTGTTAGACCATATTCTTTTTGTAATTTTTGAAGCAATTTAATTGTTTTTTGAACTTCCGGTTCGTTGACAACATTAGGCGCAAAGCCAAGTTCAGTAATTAGATTAAGGTCCGATATGGCGTTGTTAAGACCAATCAAAGCAGCTGTTAAAGCTTTGGTAGATTCAACAGCAATCGGAAGTAAATTTTTTCCTAGTTGCTGTTGCAACTCTTGCCAAGCATTTCCAAACCGCGAGAACGTTTGCGACGCTGTTTCCAGGCCGCCAGCGCCTTTGGTCAGCTCATCCAGACCCCTGGACAGAGCCGGAAAAAACTGGCTGGCGCTCAGTTTCCCAGATTCAACCAGCTTGATCAGTTCGCGTTGCGTGATGCCCAATCCCTTGGCGGTGGCTGACAGCGCCACCGGCAGGCGTTCAGCGAGCTGCAAGCGAAGCTCTTCCATGCTGACGGTGCCCTTGCTCGCGACCTGCTGCAGCGCCAGGAACGTGCCGCCCACCTGGTTGTTGCTCAGCCCGTAGGCCTGCGCCGCGCGGCTGACGGAGGTGAACAGCTGCCGCTGCTGCTCGATCGGGATGTTCGCCGCCGTGGCGGCTGCAGTGAAGCTGCTGTAGGTCCCCACGAGCGTCTCGAACGATAGCCCCAGCTCCCGCGAAATCCCCCTGGTGAAGTTGATCGCGCCCGCGGCGCCTTGCGGGCCAAGGGTGACGGTCAGCTTCCGGGTGACGTTCTCCAGCTCGATCGCTTGATCAATCGAGCCCTTTGTAAACACGCCAGTGGCGTACGCTGCTGCAGCAGCAGCGGCAGCAGGGCCAGCCGCAGCGCCTAGGGCGGCAACATTGGCACCAAGACCCACAAGTGCTTGAGAGCCAATATCCCCGGCACCCCTGGCCAGCCGGCCCGCCAGGGTCTGATCGACGCGGGCCAGCTCCCGCTCCGTGCGTTGGATCTCCCGCTGCAGCCTGCGGAACTCCTGGGAGCCGATCTCAACCGACCGGAATGACTGCTGCAAGCCGGCGAGCTTGGAGCTCAGCCCGGTGATGCTGTTACCGGCCGCACCGGCGGTTGCCAGGGCTCGCTCCGTGCGCTGGATCTCGCGCTGCAGATCGCGGAACTCTTGAGAGCCAATCCCTACAGATTGAAGCGATTGTTGTAGGCCAGCAAGCTTGGCGCCCAACGCCGTAATGCTGTTGCCCGCAGTGCCGGCGGTTGCCAGTGCCTGCTCAACGCCTTTGATTTCTGATTGTAGTTTGCGAAACGCTGGACTAGCAACGTCTACCTTTTGTAGTGATTGCTGTAGTTCTTGTAACTTAACATTAAGCGCCGTGAGACTGTTGGCGGATGCCCCTACCGTCGCTAGTTGGCGTTGGATATTTTTAATCTCCGCTTCGATATTGCGGAATGCTTGGCTACCAACATCAACGGCTTGCAAAGCTTGTTGCAGTCCCTGCAACTTGGCGTTGAGCACGGACAGGCTATTCCCTGCTGCTCCTGCCGTTTTCAGCGCTGCCTCAACTCCCAGGATTTGATTTCGCAGCTTGTTGAACTCAGCCGACCCGATCTCAGCGACGTTGAACGCCTGGCGCAGTTCGGCAAGCTTCGCCTGCAATGCCGCGATGCTGTTCGCCGGTGCCTGGAAGGCCTCCCGAGCTGACGCCCCAGCCTGGCGAGCCCGTTCCTCTGCGTGCCTGAAGCCCGCGTCCAGCTGTGTGGTGTCGGCGCGGACAACTAGGACCGCATCGCCCAGATTCTCCGCCATGCAGCCTCCACCTTCATCTAGCTTGCCTCAGGCCCATCCGCAGCAGACGCAACGTGACCACTTACGCAAGCACCTCGCAACACGGCATTCAGTCAGCGCGGTTGATCCCGGTTCAGCCAGGGTGGTACGAATGCTGGGCGACTGACGATCGCTGGAACGGTGAAATGCGCTACCGCGCTTGGGGTAGGGGTTTCTGGTGGATCCCACTAAGAGACGGCTGGATCAGTGCCCCCCATGGCGTCTATCAATGGCGCGGTCCAGTGGCTGACATCAACGGGCCTGCTCCTGATGGAACCAACCCGCAATAGCGATCCGTCGCGGCAAACTAGACCATGAGCAGTGCACTCCTAGGCCAGGTCAACGCCACGGCAACATTCGATGTTGTGGACATCGGCACCGTTGAGGATCCAGCAACCGGCAACATCATCCCCAAAACCGAGCAGATCACCGTGTCGCTGTTCCTGCGCGAGGGGGGCCGCAACGGGTCTGGGTTCCCAGGGGTGGACACCGACCGGCTCACCTATGAGGGCTACGCGGTGGATCCCCAGGCGCTGGACGCCAGGATTCAGGCCGGTGTGAAGGGCTCGCTGACGTTCAGCGGCAAGCCACCCGCCAGGTGCGAGGTGCTGCAGGAGCGCTATCCCTACGGCTCTACAGGGCTGATCGGCGGCACAGTGCAGCGGGTGATTGGTGACCGCATCCGACTCGCGGTGTACGTCGATGGCTAGGATTACTGTTGAGGTAAAGCTAACTGGCTGGGCTGAAAACGTAAACGTACTGCGTCAACGGACGGTCATAATCATGACCAAGTACGGCGACGTAATCGGCCCGCAACTAAAGGAAGAGATCAAGGCGGTTCAATATCCCTGGCCAGGGATAACCTACCGCTACGGCAAGTACAACAAAGCCAAGACGTTTCGCCAGAAGAATAAGGTCCTGAAGGCACAGGGAGGCCTGCCCTACACCATCGCCTCCAGCCCGCGCAACATCGTCGATTCCGGCGACTTCCTCAACTCGCAGCGGCGCCAGGACAACCCACGGGGCACGACCATCACGTTCACCTGGGATCCGGTCAGCGAGGATGGGTTCCACTACGCCAGGACCATCCTGGAGGGCCGGGACCGCATCACCGCCAGCGGCCGAGCGCTGCCAGGCCGGAACTGGATCAAGCCAGCGCTCGACAAGCACCCGCTGGCCAGGTTCTTTGCCGAGCAGTGGCAGCGGCTGAGCCAGGCTGGGGGGCTGTAGGGGGAGGCGTAATGGGCCCGAACACCACAAAAGCCCGGAACAGGTCCGAGCTCTTGCAGGGTTTCATGGAGACCGGTGCCCCCAGATGCGAACACCATAGCGCCGCAGCCCCTCTCCCCGTCAACCCTTAGGCCACCGTCGCCACGGTGAACAGCGGGGCGGTATCGCCGGTGCCGAACACTGCAGGGTCGTTCATTGTCAGGGTGTCGCCCACCTTGAAGTTCCGGCCGGCGTCAACGATCGTCGCGGTCTGGATAATGCCGCTGCCGTTCACGGTGATCGTCGCGGTGCCGCCCAGGCCCGACAGGTTGCCGGCGGCTGGCGTCACGGGAACCAAAGCGATGCCGGTGCCGGCAGACAGGCCCGCGCCAGGGTTGGTGAGCGTCAGGGTGGCGATGCCATCGCCCTGTTGGTAGGTCAGCGGCGGGCCGTAGCCGTTGAGGGTGAACGAGATGGTCATGATGTTCCCCCGGGCCATGGTCTCCTGATAGCCGCCAACAAAGGCCACGCCGGTTTCGACCTGTGGATCGGTGTTGGAGCTGCCGAACAGCGGCAGCTCCCGCCAGAGCTGAACGGTCGTACCACCGGGGGCCCCAGTGTCGGCACGCCTCAAAAGCTTGTAGCCCTCGGACGTTACATCCAGGTTCAGCTGTAGCGGCATCGTCCAACTCTTGCCGGTTACAAGCAAATTGCCGTAACCGAAAGGAGTCTGATAGTCGGTTGCCGTCTGCGTCTCGCTGGTTGTCTGCAGGCTGGCGTCCGACAGGCTCAGGATTTCGGTCATCCCGGTAGTGCTGACGGGAGCGCTGCTTGCGGTGGTTCCCAGCTTCAGGAACAACCGAAGCTCAAGCGCCGCCTTGTAAACCCCGGTAATCATGTTCAGCGGTGCGTTTCCCTAGTTTGCCTCGCTGTCTTCCAGCAGCTCCCAGGGGGTTGGCCGGTCGCACAGATGGAGCTCGAAGCCCTGGACGTCATGTGCCAGGCCCGTGGTGGCCCGCAGAACGTCCAGCAGATCGTCTTCAGTGATCGCCATCTCCTGGCACACGTCCGCCGCGGCCATGCCGGCCTCCAGCATCCGCCGGGCTTGCATCCCCGCGAGGCGTGCGCGCTGGGTGGCGGCCACGCCCCAGTTACCGGCAGCCTTGATCGCGTGTCGGACCTCCCCAGCGGCGAAGTGCCCCAGGATCGTGCTGAATGCTCCCCGCTCTGGATTCCATACCCTTGCCGCTTTGATGAATGCAATATCAACGGCGCTGTTTATATCTTCAGACGGCAAACTGTTGCCATACTTCTCCCGCATCTTGGCCTGAAACTTCCCGACTAGCCTGATGTTATCCGCGTACATCCTGCCAATCTTCCGCGATTC